CCATGAAAAAGGCGGGGTTTACGTTGCCCGGTGGCACCGCAACCGTCGCGGAAGCGCGAGCATGGCTCAGAGCAAATCCTAATTTCTCGTGCACCGACTACGTCAAGGGGCGTGCCTCCGCGACGGAGTTTAAGTCGATTCGAGTTAATTTTTCTTAGAACGCTAAAAACTAACAAAAACAAAAAATGACAGCAATATGCACATGTAAACAAGCCAAGATCGGAGACACATACTCAATCTGCCGGTTGGACTACTCCGAAGAGTGCGAATGCCCAGGGCCGACCCAAGACGGCATGGAATACGAGACGTTCCACGGCGTGCTGATGGCGCGTCCAATTCTTGGGGAGAACACTGAGAAATTGCGCTAGTCGTCTTCGACTCGTTGCGATATTCGGGAGGTTCTGTTTCCCAAACTTGACACAAGCGCGCATATAAATGCGCGCTTTTATTTTCTCAGTCTGGGCTCACGTCGGCTCTACGTCTGCCGACACTCTCGCAGCTCTCAAGGCTCTCGCGGCTAGGCAATACACAGTTGCCGAGCAAGGAGGGCGGCATGTTGTGTCCGCATCCGTGCAGGGAAAATCATTTACCTACGAAATGCCAGCCGGTCAGACGGGCCTGGACTTTACGCAAATGTGCTACGACGCATGGCGGCAGGTCAAGATCGGCGGCGCGTCCGGCGCGGCGATGACTGACGACGAATTGGATCTTTTCCTTTCCGACACTGACGGCGAAAACACTAATGTCACCGTCGCGACCTTCACCCGGAGAATCAGATAATGGCCGCTAATCCAATCAAGATTTTCAAAGCCCGCGCAAAAAGCGTTTGGTATTCATTCTGGGGCAATGATTCCGCTTACCCTACCGCCTCGACTAGCGCACAGCGCAACGCTCAGGGCGAGATGAATGGCGACATGCTCGACTTAATGAGCCGGAATAAGACGCTGTTACTACGCAACGATGCGCGCTATATCTATACGTCAAACTCGACAGTCAGTGGCGCGGTCAAACAGAAGGCTGGCAAGATCTATGGCGAGTCATGGCGCTTTCAATCGCACAGTGAGGACAAGGATTTTGTCAAATTAGTCGAAGCAGACATGGAGGCGATTGACGGATTGATCGACATTCGCGGACCGCAGTTTTCATTTCGCCGAAATGTGAAGATCGAGAGCAAGGCTCTCGACGTTGACGGCGATTTCTTCGTTTTGCTGACAGAGACCGAATCGGGCTTCCCCCGCCTGCAATGGATTGAGGCGCATCGCATTGGGCAGACATTATACACCAACGAGGACAGCGTTGAGAAGGGCACCTACAAAGGACTCAAGATCAAGAACGGCATTATCTACAACGAGTTCGGCGCAGAAGTTGCCTATCGCGTCCTGACCAATAACGGCGAAGACTTCCGCGACGTATCCGCTCGCGATATGATCCACGTAACTGACCCTGATTGGTTCAGCCAGGGGCGCGGAATCGCTACAATCGCCTCGGGAATGCTTGACTGGTATGACCTCGCAGAAGTTCGCGACTACGAGAAAATTGGGCAGAAGGTCAACGCTGCCCTGACCCTCAAAGAGACCAACGAAACAGGCAAAGCCGACACCGCCTCAAGGATTATCAACGGCACTCGCGGAGCTTCAGCCGCCCCGTTCCAGTCTGAGCTTATGGCAGGCGGGACTATCCGATATCTCAAAAACAGCGGCAAGCTCGAAGCGCACGAAAGTAACCGACCTTCCGACGGCTTCCTGAAATTCAGTGACAAAATCGAAGCTAGCGCATTCCTCGGGATGGAGTGGCGACGCGAGATGCTTGACTCTTCCAGTGTCGGCGGCGCAGGCGTCCGGGCATTCCAGCGCGATATCAACGACAGCATAAATGATCGCGTCGAGATACTCGCTCGCTTCCGTAAACGGATGGCAATCTACGTTATCGCCAAGCGCGCCAAGCAAGGCATCTATACGCTGCCCGTTGACTGGTATAAGTGCGGATTTACTAAGCCGAGAGAGTTCACAGTAGACGATGGCAACAGCCGCAAGGCCGACCGCGAAGACCTCCGCGCAGGCGTGGCCAGTGAAGTCGAGATCCTGCAAAAGCGCGGACATGACCCCATCGAATTTATCCGCAAGCGCGCGGAGTTTTTGGAACAGCGCAAACTAATTGCGAAAGATCACGGCCTTGAAGACTTTGAACTTGGAACCGTATCGATGCCAGGTGATACGGTCGAAGGCGGGGAAGCTGATACCGAAGAAGAGGCCGAGCATAAAAGCCAAGTGCTACAGTTTGAAACTTTGAAAGCTAAATTTGACTCCTATGGCATCGGCGTTCGTGCGGGCGCAATGACTCCGCAAGAATCAGACGAGGCAGAGTTCCGCGCGTCGGCTGGATTGCCCCCAATCGGCAAGGCCGTCAAGGGCGCGTGGGCCGAAGATAAAGGATACAGACGCCCAATCACTTTAGCCGTAAAAGGCGACCCAATCACCCCACCAATCGACGCCCCAGAAGACGGGGATTAACCAATCTACTTGACACTAAACCCCAATATAACATGAGCACTAAAAACAAATGGTTCGCAATGAGCCAAAAAACCGACGCGGAAGGCGTGAAGTCTTCCGAGGCTGAAATTTCAATCTACGATAATATCGGCGGATGGGGCATTACGGCAAACGAATTTCTAGCAGAGTTAAAAGGGATCGGCGACGTTGATAAGATCAATCTGCGCATCGTCTCTGGCGGCGGATCAATCGTCGATGGCAACACTATCTTTAACGCTCTCAAACGTCACAAGGCAAGTATCACTGTTCACATTGACAGCCTCGCCGCTTCGATGGCCTCTGTAATTGCGATGGCAGGCGACAAGATCCACATGGCGGAAAATGCTTTGCTTATGATTCACAACCCGTGGACTATGAGCATAGGCGGCGCAGATCAGCTTCGTAAAGATGCTGATCTGCTCGACAAAATGTCTAAGAACATTCGCGGGAGCTATGCGCGATCAAACCTTGATACCGACGCACTTATCGCGGCGATGGACGCGGAGACTTATTACACCGCATCCGAAGCTTTGGAAGCTGGCTTCATCGACGAAATTGAAGGCGCAAACCTTGCAGCTGCATCAATTGGCGACATGGAAACATTGAAGAACTTCGCATCCATCCCACAAGGGAAGATCGACGAAATCAAGATCACCTGCCAAGCCAAGCAAATCGAAGCACTCGACGCCAAAGCAATCGAGCTTGCTAACGATTTAAACATCGAGCGCGAAGCCGTTGCAACCGAAAAAGCTATCAACGCTCAAGCCGCAATCGACCTGAAAGCACTTTGCGAAACGCACGTCACCGCCCTTGCCAAAGCCCATGAGGTCACTCAAAAAGCGATATCTGCAAAGGCCGCTGAACTGATTGCCGAGTCCGGCACGCCAGCACTTAAAGGAGTCCTGGAAGATGACACCACGCCATCCGCAAATAAAATGACCCGCGAAGATGCAGATATTGGATATAAAGCACTGGTCGCAAATCGCGACTTTCAAGGTGCTCAAGAATTTTTCGCAGAACATTATAATCTTCTAACTTAACTTCAACCTAACCCCAATACACACACACACTATGGCAAATACAATTGCAGGCGTTAATCTCGCCAAAGTTGCTAACGACACGCTACCAGCTCTGATTGATCTGTTTGCGCCACTTAGCGCACTCACTACCGACTTTTCCGCCGACATCTCGTCTAGCGGTGCGTCGATTACAACTCGCATCCCGACTAACGTCACTGCGGGCAACATGGCCACCGGCTACCAGACAAATTCTTCTGACGTTGCTATGGTCGCAAAGACCGTAACTCTCGATCAGTTCAAGGGATTCACCTATGGTTTTTCAGACTTGGAACGCAGTAAATCGGAACTCGATCTGAACAACCTCTTTGTTGAGCCCGCTCTTGAAGCAGTCGGGGAAGCAGTTTTCGGTTACATCTGGGATCTGGTTGTCAACGCAAACTTCGCATCGACTGAAGTCATCACATCAGCCAATTTTGATCGCGATAATCTCGCTGATTTTAACGCGCTGCTGACGCTTGCGAAAGCTGGCAAGGGCGGTCGCTCAGTGCTAATGAATCCGACATACTATGCGAGCCTCGTCAAAACGCTCAACAGTGCGGAGATTCCCGGCATCACAGCCGACAAAGCCGAGGCAAGGGTTCCCCGCGTTGCAAATTTTGATTGCTACGAGACCACCCTCGCAGAC